TGTCGTCCCAGTTCACCCAGTTCATTCCACTCAACTCTACCCTAACCGTGGTACAGTTGCAAGGGATGGACAAGAAAAAGACCGGCCCGAAGCCAGTGATTATGATGCGGTGGGAGGAGTGGTGTGATGGGATCAGAGAGAACATGCATTGAGTGCAAAAAGTTTGATATCCAGGCAGCAAGCAAGTGCTGGAGCGAGGCAACGCCTGGAAACGATTTCCAGATGAGATGCTCTGAAAATAAATGGACATTCTCAAAGTACGACTGGTAGGAAGAGTTTAGGGCGTGTCTTCAGACGGCTGCTAAATGCGAGTCGTTTGTTCTACGCGGGAGGGATGATTAAATGAACTTAGGACCTTGGGCAATTTCAGACATGTGGGCGAGTGTCGGCGTATGCCCATACAGGATGATGAGCTTCATCTATGACAGCTCGGTGCATAAAAGCAGGCGAGAGGAAGCTAAGAAGCAATCAGACGCCTACCAAGACGAAATGAGGCGAGGATGAGCTTCTCCTGGTGGATCGAAGACAAAGAAGGCAACGACCTGCTGGCCGGGTGCAATAAGCAGATGTTGGGGCTGGGGTGTGACTCATCCGACTCCAGCCCTTCGCCGTATTCTCTGAAGGATATCCGTATTGCGTGGAGCCAGGTGCCATACAAGGACAAGTGTCAAGAGGCAGCCTTCGATGCGTTCAATGCAGTGCGTCGGATGGTTCTCAATAATCTTGAATCTCTCAACAAAATGCACGACTGCCCAAGCTGTCAGTGTGAGATTAAGCCGTTCGGCTGGTCCGTCGAAGAGTGCGGCAAGGTCTTGGCCATAGACCCGGCCAAGGTGTGGCGTGCTGGAGGCGGCTGGTAGTAGGTGGCTCGCCCCAAGAAAGTAGCGCCTCCACCGGTAATTGACGAAGACGAAGCAGCGCGCGACGTTATTGCCAAGTACAAGGCGTTCCGAGAAGAGACAGCCGGCCAGTTGACGGAAGAGGAGTTGCGGCAGCGCATCCTTGCACTGCCAAAAGAGAAGCGCGAGCAGACGCAGCGGATGCTGGCGGCGCTGTCACATAAGGTGAAGTGCGCCGAGGCGAGGCTGGACTTCTCAAAGTTCGTAAAGAAGATCAACCCGGACGACCTTCCAGGCAGGCACTTCGATGTTCTGACCAGTGCATTCCACCGGATTGCTGCCGGTGAACCGGTGCGGCTGATTATCAACATCGCTCCGCGTCGCGGCAAGTCGGAGCGAACCTCGTACCTGTTCCCGGCATGGTTTATTGGCAAGTTCCCGAAGAAGAAGGTGATGGCGATCTGCAACGTCAAGACGCTGGCCTCTGACTTCGGCGCAAAAATCAGAAATCTAATGGAGACTCAGGAGTATCAAGACGTATTTCCTAATGTGAGACTGGCAAACGATGCAAAATCCAAGGACAAGTGGCGCACGAACTACAAAGGCGAGTACTTCGCTGGTGGCGTAGGGTCTACGGTATACGGGCGCGGCGCCGACTTGCTGATCCTGGACGACATCCACTCAGAACGCGAGTCGACGGACGGGAAGATGGAGCCTCCCAGTAAGGAGGATTACGACGCGGCGTGGAACTGGTACCAGTCCATCCTTAGCCGTCTGCATCCCAACGGGTCCATCCTCGTTGTCATGCAGCGCTGGTCGAAGCATGACCTTTGCGGGCGCCTGATCGACGCATCGAGGCGCACTCCGGGCTCGCATCAGTGGGAAGTCATCACTTTGCCGGCGCTTGAGGAGAAGCAGGACATAGACGGGAATATCCATTACGAGTCGACGTGGCCGGAGTACTGGTCGACGAAGGCGATGGTGCAGTTGCGTGAGACGATGATGGCTGAGCCTGGCGGGGCGTGGCGCTGGAACTCGATGTACCAGCAGAACCCAGGTGCCGATTCCGTCTCAATGATGAAGCGGGATTACTGGCGGAAGTGGGAAAAGTCGTCGCCTCCCAAGTGCGAGTTCGTCATCCAGTCATGGGACGCCGCCGCGACCGGTAAAGACCGCAGCAACTACTCTGCTTGTACGACATGGGGCGTATTCCAGGCCAACGACAATGACGGTCGCGCTGTTTACAACATCATCCTGCTGGACGCCGAGCGAGGGAAGTGGGACTTCCCGGATCTCAAGAAGGCTGTCGTTCGCAAGTACAACACGGTGCTAAAGGACGGGCATCCGGATGCGCTGATTATTGAAAATAAGTCGGCTGGCATCCAGTTGATCCAGGAGTTGCGGGCAACCGGTGTGCCGGTGACGCCCGTCAGCCCTAGCGGGAACCAGTGGACGAAGATGGCCGGCGCAGGCAACGACAAAATCTCCCGCGTCAACCGCATCCTGGAGATGTTTTCGTCTGGCTTGGTGTGGGCGATCCAGTCATCCTCATCCGAAGAGGTGATCGAGGAGTGCGCTGAGTTCCCTAACGGCCAGTACGATGACTACGTTGACACGGTGTCACAGGCTTTGGCTCGGTTCAGAGACGGAGGATTTATCAGGTTTGAGACCGATGAGGACGAAGAGGATGTCGAAGAGAAGGCACCTGTGTCGTACTACAATCTTGGTTGAACTGTGGTATAGATAGAGCAATGTTCGAGCGAGTTAACCCGTTACAAAACGAAGAGTTGCCGGTATCGATAGAGGTTGATATCGAGACCGAAGCGCTTCCTGTCGACGACATGGTTGAGTTTGAAGACGGGTCGATGGGCTACGAAAAGGCTCCTCAGCCTGAGCCTGTCGCGTTTAACGCCAACCTTGCGCTGACGATCTCCGACAACGAACTGTCGACGATGGGATTGAAGCTGTTGCAGGACATCGACGAAGACAAGATGTCTCGCAAGGACTGGGAAGAATCATATACCAAGGGTCTCAGCTTGCTCGGCATGAAGTCCGAGGAGATGACAGAACCGTGGCCTGGCGCGTGCGGGCTGTTCCACACGATGGTGGCCGAGGCGGTGGTCCGCTTCCAGTCGAACGCCATCATGGAGATCTTCCCTCCATCTGGCCCGTGCAAAACGAACATCATTGGCCGGATCACGGAAGAGATCGAGAAGCAGGCCAAGCGTGTCCAGGATGAGGTCAACTACCAGCTTGTTGAGAAGATCGACGACTACCGTCCTGAAACAGAAAAGCTGCTTTTTGGTTTGGCGGCAAGCGGGTCAGCGTTCCGGAAGGTCTTTCCTGATCCGATAACTGAAGCGGCTCGCGCCCGCTATGTCCCGGCTGAGAAGTTCATCGTGCCGTACGGCGCGACGTCGCTTGCGTCGGCGCCGCGCTACACCGAGTGCTTTTCGATCAACCGCAACGAACTGCTAAAGATGCAGGTCAACGGGATCTACCGAGACACGCAGGTAGACGAGAGCGTTCCGGTTGTCAGTGCGCTGCAGGAGAAGAAAGACGAGATCAACCGGGAGGAGGAACCTCCGACTCTCGATGGCGATATCGAGTTGTATGAGTGCCATGTCGATCTGGACATTGACTCCGAAGACGGCATCGCTACCCCGCACATTGTCACGCTTGACTACAGCGGAAAGATCCTATCGATCTACCGCAACTGGGAAGAAGGCGACCCGTTCAAGAAGAAGATCCTCTGGTACGTGGACTACTCCTACGTTCCTGGGCTTGGGTTCTACGGGTACGGCCTACTCCACCTGATCGGAGCCAGCGCCAAAGCAGCTACCATCCTTCTCCGGCAGTTAATTGACGCTGGCATCATCGGGAATCTTCCGGCTGGCTACAAGGCCAAGGGTCTTCGGATGAAAGGCGATTCGTCTCCGCTGCGTCCCGGCGAGTGGCGTGAGGCCGAAGTCAGCGGAATCAAGATGTCCGAGGCGTTCCTGCCGCTTCCGTATAAGGAACCGTCGACGGTCCTGATGGCTCTGCTGCAGAACGTGGTTGAAGAGGGCCGCAAGCTGGGCTCTATCGCTGACGTCGAGATCGGCAGCATTAGTGCCGAGGCTCCAGTTGGCACAGCCTTGATGATTCAGGATCGCGCCATGAAGGTCATGAGCGCGGTGCAGGCACGGCTGCACAACTCGATGCGGCTGGAGTTCCGCATTCTTGCCAGGCTGATCCGTGACTCGACCAAAGACGTTTACGACTACGAGGTGGATGGACCGCGTGAGATCAAGCGCAGTGATTTCGACGCGAGAATAGACATCATCCCCGTAAGTGACCCGAACGCGGCCACCCTCCCGCAGCGGGTCACTCAATATCAAGCCGCCGTGCAGATGTCCGCTACGGCGCCGCAGATCTACAATCTGCCGTTGTTGCACCGCAAGATGTTGGAAGTGCTTGGCATCCGTGACGCTGACAAGATTGTTCCGGACAAAGAGGACATCAAGCCAGCCGATCCGGTGGCCGAGAACATGGCGATGATTACCATGAGGCCGGCCAAAGCGTTTGAGTGGCAGGACCACTCCGCGCACATCGCTTGCCATCAGGCATTTTTTGAAGATCCCAAGATGCGAGCGACGGTTGGCCAGAACCCCAACGCCGCTATGATTGCTGCCGCTATCCAGGCGCATATCGCTGAGCACTTTGCGTTCAAGTACCGCGAGGAGATTGAGCAGAAGATGGGCGTCCCGCTGCCTCCGCTCGATGAGTCGTTGCCTGGTGAGATCGAGTCGAACCTGTCTATCGCGGTGGCCGAGGCTTCGCGTCGGCTGCTAGCACAGAACCAGCAGGAGGCCGCGCAGAAAGAAGCGATGGCCAAGGCGCAGGACCCGGTGATTCAGATGCAGCAGGCCGAGTTGCAGATCAAGCAGGCCGAGCTTAAATTGCGGCAAGACGAGTCTGCTAGCCGCATACAGGCTGAACTCCAGAAGGCTGCCGGTCAGCAAGCCGTCGAGAAGCAGCGCATCGACAGCAACGAGCGCTTGACCACCGAGAAGATGATCGCCATCTTCCTGCGCCGGCTCTTGTTCGACTTCTACCTCTTCCGCGAGTGCGTCTTCCAGTCCTACCGGTTCATCTGGCATTACAAGTTCCTCCGCACAAGGTCAGGGTTCGGGACAAC